ATCAAAATCACCTGATTGTATAAATGCATCAATAGAAGTTGTGCCCGATGAATCGACTTGATCGGTTCCGGTTTCATGAGCATAGTAAGTTGATGCTCCATATTTTGCAGTAATACCTTGTATTGGAAAATTAGGTACAGCTGTTGAATTATATTCGGTTGCATAAGGTAAATCAAATACACCTGTGTCCGTGTAAGATGTTCTAGCTAAAGATGAAGTTGTCCAACAGTTTTCTCCGTAGTTATAAGTCACACATCTATCAATTTGATCAGAACCATCTTTTGCATAAAACCAATTTACTTCATTATATAAGGTATTATGTTCTGCATAAACAATTTGACCTGCATCATAATTTAAACCTAGATTATCTCCTGTAGTTGTAAATACAAAGTCTTCAACTAAACACGGTATTGATTTAACAGTACCATCGTACATAAAAAATCCACCTTCACCTGACATCCAAAAGACAACACCATTAGAATAAGTAAGTGCATGTTGACCAATTAAACCACAGTTTGTACCAACTTGTTTAACACTAAATGTAAATGGTGGACCAACGAATTGAATTACATAAGCAGAACTATCGGTTAATACTAATGTATAATCTTTACCTGATACTGCTCCTACAATTTCATTACCTTTATCTACTCTAAATGTTCCTGCTGTATTGGTTGCTGTTGGAGCATAAGTATTAAAGTCTTCTTGGTTTGAAAATCTTATAAACATTGGATCTTGTGTTGATGTATCACCAATTGTTGTTTCTGTTCCAAAATGAAATACATGTCTATCTCTATCTGATACTTGTGTTAATCTTGATGCAGTAGGTGCACCGCTCATAACTGTTGCTCTATTTCCTCGAGGAGAAGACGCTCCCGCATTCCAAGTAAATGTTTTACCATTGTGAATTGTTGCAATTAATATTTGACCAAAATTATCTAAACTCCAGAAGCCTGGATCCAGAACTACGTCACTGGTTGCACGCTCCGTGCCCCAGGTTGATGCACTATATGTATCTGTTCCCCAACCATAACCTGCAGTTTGAAATGTAGGACCAACGATTACATAAGGATCAATTTCTGCAGACCCAGTTCCAGAAGTTGTAGCTGCTGAATTGGATGGCATCGTAATCTCAAAAGTATTATCTGTTGAATTTAATACTTCAAAAGTATTGTCTGTAAAATCTGTTGTTGCGTATCCTGATCCCGTTGGAACTGTAACACTAGAAAATGTTACATATCTTCCATCAGATAAACCATGTGAAGTTTTATTGACTGTAACGGTTGGTGAACCGGTTGAAGCATCAAAGTCAGCTCCAGTGATCGCTGTATCTAAAGGGGTAATATCATAAAAATCTTCACCATAGTATAAAAATAAACCTTGTGAGGTACCAATAGCGGTATACTTTTCACCTTGTAGTGATGTCCATGCATGCTGTGCACGTGCCACACCGGGTAAAGTTTTATATTGTATAGTCAATTGATTCCAACCACCTATTTTTTCAGGTAATCCGTATCTAAATCTAACAAAATCACCATCAACCCATTGAGATTCGGCTCCTGAGTCTGTGACCATTTTGTTAAAACCAGGCTTGAAATTTAATTTTTGTAGCATATAGTAGACTATACATTAATTTTATAGAGAATGAAAGTATCATAATTATGAACCATTTAGAAGCAATTGTAGAGATTAAAAATATAATAAACCCTCTTTTTAATAAAAAAATAATGTCTTTTATGAAATCTAAATGTAAAAAAACTTTAAAAGTTGATTATGGAGTTGACACTAATATTAGAAATGTAAAAGGATATCATTTAAAGGTTAATGGTACTCCCACAGATCTTTTTTATTGGAGCTATGTAAAGTCTGAAATAGAAAGATTATATTTTTTTTACAAAAGTAAATTTCCTAAAATGGCTAGTGATAAAATAAATCAAATTGACTTGTTAGAATATTCTGTTGGAGGAAAATACGAAGTTCACACAGATCATTTTACCTCAACTAATAGACATTTAAGTATTATTTTAAATTTAAATGATGACTATGAAGGAGGAGATCTTATTTTTACAGATCAAAAAAATGTTGAGATTAAAAGATTAAAACTTGGTAAAGGATCTGTTGCTTTTTTTCCTAGTAATTTTATGTATCCACATAGTATTCAACCTATTACGAAGGGAAAGAGATATAGTATAGTTGCATGGCTGCAGTAAATTATAAATTGATAAAAAATTTTTTTACTAAAGAAGAATTAAATGTTCTTCATAAATATTGTTATAATAGATTAGATAGTGAAGATTATAAAATAGACGACCAATCTTTTGCACCTAAATGGTACAACGATCCTATGATGACTTCTTTACTAGATATAAAATTACCTATTGTCGAAAAAGAATCTGGTTTAGATTTATTTCCCACGTATGCTTATTGGAGATATTATGTTTTTGGAGGAACTTTAACTAAACATACAGATAGACCTTCATGTGAAATATCAGTAACAGCGTGTATTAAAAAACACGATGACTGGCCTATATGTATAGAAAACAGTAAATTCGTTTTAAACGAAGGAGACGCAGTTTTATATGCAGGTTATGATCAAAAACATTGGAGACCTGGAGTATATAAAGGTGAAGGCATGGCGCAGGTATTTTTTCATTATGTTAATCAAAATGGACCTTTTACTCACCATGCTTATGATAATTATTTTAAACAGACAGGTCAAAAAATGTCTGAAAAGGATAAAGATGAACTTTAGATTATTTGACATAATTGAAACAGAAAAATTTCAATTTGTTAGAATTCATAAAAATGGAAATACCAGTGTTGTTAAATGTATTCAAAATAATTTTAAAAAAGAAGACATACTTTATGTTCATCATTTTTCTAAAAAACCAAGATTTTGTATAATCAGAGATCCTTACGAAAGGTTTTTATCGGGTTTAAAATGGGACTTGTGGTTAAATAAAGTTAATATTAAAGATATCGATATTAAAAAATTATTTAATTCAAATGAAAATCATATAAGAAATAGTATGATAGGTCACATTAAACACAGTGCTTCACAAATTCCATATTTTTTTAATGCTCAAATTAGTCATTACATTGATATATCTGATTTAAATTTATTTTTAAAAATGCACTTTAAAAAAAGTGAACATGAAACTAAATTAACAAATTTTAAAAAAACAAATCATTTAAAAAATATTGAACAATATTTAGATAAAGATGAAATAATGAAATATTTACATATGGATTATTATATATATGACACAATAAAAAAATCGCCATTTTTATGGGAATGGCAACATGGAAAAATATTTTAAATGAAAGAGAAAACTGTAAATATTAATAATTTTATTGGAGTATATGACAACTTTATCATGCCTGAGGAATGTCAAAAAGCTATAGATTTTTATGAAAGAAGAGTAAAATTTAATGAAACAATTAATAGAACTGCTTTTGAAAAAGCAGGGACGTTAACAAAACAAGATCAACAATTTTTTGCAAATGAACATAATATAGATTTATGGTGGGAAGAATTAAAACCTATGATGGCAAACTTTGATTTAGCTTTTCAAAATTATCTAACACAAACAGGTGCTAAACAAGCTTATGGTGTAGATAAATTTTTTTATACTTGTTTAAAACTTCAAAAAACTTTACGTACTGAAGGCTATCATACATGGCACATAGAACACGGTAAAGGATATGATAATGAACCTAGAGCTTTTGTTTTTTCTATTTATTTAAACGATGTAGAAGAAGGTGGCGAAACAGAATTTTTACATTTTTCAAAAAGAGTTCAACCAAAAACAGGTAGAATAGTTATATGGCCTGCTGGTTTTCCATATGTGCACAGAGGTAATCCACCTTTATCAGGAAATGGCAAATATATTTTAACTTCATGGATGATGTTAAGGTGATTAAAATTATTGATAATTTTTTTAATATAGATCTTTTAAAAAAAATACAACATCATATATCTCATAATATATTTTTTACTCCTAAATACTTTGAAAATAAAGAACATACTACACAAAATTATTATGGAAGTAGATTTTTATTAGCCGAGGATAAAAAATTACTTGATACTTTTATTAAACAAAGTGAGAATAAATTTAAAATAAAAATAAAAGAAGTTAATTCATATTCTGGTATTGATATAAGAAATACAGATAGGTTTAGACCACATGTTGATGACCCTGCTAAAATGAATATATTAATAATGTTAAAAGGTCCTACGGCAGTCACAAATGGAACAGTTTTTTACACAGAAGGAGAGTTAGATATTCATATAGGATTTAGAGAAAATAGAGCAGTAATGTTTCCATCAAATAAATATCACTCAGCTCATATTACAAATGAACCTAGTTTAAAAAGATATACTTCTACTTTATTTATAATGGATTATGAAGAATAAGAAGTAGGTCTTGGACCTAATCTTGTAATTTTTTCAGATTCGCTTTCGGTATTAGTTATATTACCCTCAGCGTCATAAGTATTGCCATCATTATTATCCCAATCATTTTGTAATTTTGCTAAATGAGCTGAGTCCCATTTAGAAGTAAATTGACTAATGTCTCCTAAATTTGCATCTACATAACTAGAGTGTGGAGTTTCATCTCTATATTCTACTTCATCTGAAGAATTAGAAGTTCCTAATTGAATAGCCCAAATATTTGAAAATTTAGATTGATTCCAAAACGCATTATCATCAATTTTATAACTAGTTCCAGCTGCATCTCCACTTTGTTTAATAACACGTTTATCTTCGAATACTACTGTCCATGTTGCATTTGTTGCCATTTTTTCTCCTACGTCTTAATTATATAAATTACCGTTAAATAAGGTTGAACAACCGAAGTTGCATCACCTGAAAAAGTTGCACTCATATTATGTGAGTGACCACCACCAGAACCTGCAGATCCAGTATTACCTGGTCCACCACCTGGAAGATAAGTGGGCCCTCCGAATGTTGAAGTTCTACCTGGGTTACCTCTACCTTGAGGGTGAGAATGAGAAGCAAGTTGTGATTCTGATAAAGTTGCATTTGCTGTTGAACCACCAACGTTTCCAGTTGAAGTTACAGTATTTGCTCCACCAGTTGAAGCTAAAGCTTTGTTATTTGATTTTCCAACCGGTACGTTATCTTGTAAATCAGGAACATTAAAATTACCGCCCCCTGGATCACCGTAAGTTGTACCAATGATTGCAAATAAATCTGCGTAAGTAGATTGACTTACTGCTTGACCATTACACTCTAAAAAACCTGATGGAACAGATGAATCTGACCACGGCACAATAGTTGCTGTTGGAATACCTTCAATACCTGTAAGGTTTGCTCCATCAAAATCATATTTAGTTGCTTCGTAATTTGCCATATTCTATTTCTCCCTGTAAGTCCATCCTGTTGTAGCATCTCCAGAATACACTAAACTAAAACCAGCACCTTGAGTATTAACTGTAAGGTCAGCTGCACTGTTTGCTATATTAGAAGAATTTCTACCAACAGTCAATGCGTTAGTATTAAAATCATAACCTTGATCTATAAATGAAACTTCATCACCTGCACTTGGAGAAGCAGGTAGAGTAATTGTAAATGATCCGCCATTTGTATTTGCTAAAATTTGAGCTCCAGCTTGAACTGTTTCAGCTGCTGTTATTGCTCTCCATTTTCTAAGTTCACC